CTTAAGACCAGTTTTCTTCTTAGCCATCAGCAGCAGCACTCCCTCCACGTCTTACCACAACGTGGACAAATCATCTCAGATGCCGGGGTCACTTCTTCTTGCCCCCGGTGCCCCAGTTCTTTGCGCCCTTCTTACGGCACTTGACGAGGGCACCACTGGCATAGGCAGACGGCCACTTCTTGTAACGACTCTTGACCTTGTGGTAACAAGCGTCCTTCTTGCCGCCCGTCTTCTTCTTTGCCATTACTTCTTGCCTCGCTTCTTACCCTTCATCATCTTGCCACAACCACCGGGCTTCATAGCCTTCTTGGCAGCAGCCTTACCCTTCTTGGTGTAGGGGTACTTCTTACCGTTCACGCTTGGCATGTCAGCACTTCCATCTGCGGCGAGCCTTGCGGAGCCGACTGTTCGGATCCTTGGCCGCCTTGGGGAACTTCCTCATCTGGCCCGCCGACCGGGCACAGAACGACTTCTTACGGGGACCACCTCCGGGCTGGGGAGCCTTGAGGTTGGAGCCCGTCTTTCGATTGATGGAGGCGCGGCCCTTGGCGGTAAGCCCGCCTTTCTTGGACTTGCAGCCGCTCTTGATCGAGCAACCCTTCATTGCGCCCTTCTTCTTGACCTTCTTAGCCATGATGGCCTCCCCGAAAGTCGGGGAGGGGGGACTATGCCCCCCTCCCATGACTACTGAGATCAGTCGTCAGCGTAGACGCGGTCCTCAGTCACACCAGTCAACTTGAGACCGGCGGGCTGATCCGGGATCAACTGCATTCGCAGCATACCGGGCATCTGGACGGCTTCCGTCATTCCCTTACCGTTACCAAGAAGGTACGGGAACTTCACGCTGCTACCGCCGGTGAGGGCAGGAACAACGAACCGGAACGGAACGTAGGAGTCCGCTTCGCCCATGTTCTGGAGACCAGCGTAATCAGGCGGCACATACCGCTTCCAGTTGTTGCCGGAAGTCTTCCATCCGTAGACGGTTTCCTTCTCGACGTAGTTGGAAGTGTGGCCCTTGTAGGTACGACCCTCGAACGTGAAGGCAAAGCCTTCCTGACTTCCCTCGCTGTTGAGGTTCGAGAGGTTGCCGGTACGGTCGATCTGGTACTGACCGATCTTCTGGGCTTCGTAGGAAAGCCACACACCGTCCGACGCCACAAGGCTGTCAATGGTCTGGCCGTACTTCATCTTCGCCACATGGAAGCGACGGAGGTACTGACGCAACTTGTGTTCCGTCAGAACGCCGACACTCGTCTTGGTGAAGGACTTGAACTCGGGGTGGACATCGACATCAATTCGAGCCGCGGTGTCCGTCGCAGCCTCGCCACCAAGAAGGTTGCCGCTAGCCTTGAGCCAAGAGTTAACACCAGCAATACCCGTGAAGGACGGGTTGCCGACGCTACCGTCGCTGGTTTCACCACTGTTGGCGTAGACGATGATGTCGCCGTCAGCAATAACAGTGTCAAGACCTTCGGGCGTCACGACGCGGATCAGACCAGTGAGGTCATCAACCGAAGCGACATACGCGGCCTTGCGAGTCGAGTTGGCTCCGTTACGACGGGTGTTGCCGTTGTAGAAGTCAACACGCTGACCAGTGAAGAAACGGTCGCCCGCAAGTTCGTCAGTCTTGAAAGTGACCGAACGAACGCTGCCAGCAGTAGCAGTGGTGCTGCCAGAGCCTTCGAGGGAGTCCTCGTTGGCGACGGTGCTGTCCACGGTGCCGAGACGGTACGAGTCGTTCTGCGACAGGTACCAGTAGTTGCAGAGCGTGTGGCTCAGGTTCTGAGCAAAGCCCTGAAGGATCGGCGAAACCACATCACCAATGACCGCCGGGGTGGCGTCCATCTGAAGTTCACCAAGGGTGAGCGACAGGTTGGTGTACATAGCCCGCATCGGGATGGTGAGCCGGAAGGTCTTCGGCTTCGGGCCATCCATCGGATCGGGGAACACGCTGGTGGTGTTCTGCCGAAGGATGCGGCTACCAGACGAAGTGGAGTTCACGTCATCGCCGTACAGCATAAAGTCGTTGGCAGGTCCACCCTGCTCAATGACGCCGGTCATGCCGGTGCGGTACAACTTGTTGACCTGAAAGTCCTTCGAGAACTCGGAAACAGGACCAACGCCCTGAGCCGAGACGACAGTATCACGCCAGATTGGATCCAGCGTCGGGAGGATCGTGTCGATCTGCTTCGACAGGATCTCCTCGATTCGCGTGGACTCGCTATCAAAGAGCGTGCCCACGGCATTAGTAGAGGCCGTATAAGCCATTGTGAATTACCTCACGCTTTAGATTCGCCGCCGGGATCCGACAGCGAACGGAGCAGTTGATCAGAAGTCCAGTCACGCAACTGGGCTTCAACATCACCGAAAGTTTTGCCCTTGGTGTCTGGCACCTTGACGGGCTCCTTACGGTGAAGAACTTCGGTCTGCCCCGCCGTTTCCGGAACTCGTCCAATCTTGGACGGGTCTCCGATTACTGTGAGCATATCCTTTGCAACAGAATTAGCCGCTTTCTTAACTTCTTCGCTTACCCACGAATCTTCAAAAAGCCCTGCTTGATTTCTGCGATTCCGAAGGTTCTCAAGTGCCTGAGCCCTGACTCTTTCAGAAACGCTCTCGCGGGCAGCCTTTGCTTCTTCTTCACTTCGATTGGTACCAAGCCAATCCATAAGAACTTTACCATCGCTATCCGTACTAATAGCACTAGAAAGAGAATTTTCTAGATTTTGTTGGAGCATTTGAGCCCGCATCTTCAAGACCTGATCATTCAACTGATCCGTCCGGGGATCTTCAAAGTTCTGGCGTTCCGGGACCTGCTCATTCTTCTCGGGCATTTCGTTTCCTTGGTCGTAGACTTGAACCCATTCTTCCACCTGATCGGGGTCGTAATTCATATCAAGAAGAATCTGGCGGGCGTTGTGCTTCTTGACTTCTGAATCAGTATTGGGATTCATAAGTCGAGAAGTGGCTTCTTTAAAACCTTCGAGGTGGTCCGTGTATTGACGAAGTTCCTCGTAATTCTTGGCAGTCTCAGCCAGTTCCTCTGGGGTGTATTCTTTACCCCCCACATTAATGGTGTTACTGACTGGGGTTTCTTGAGTCTCTACCGTTTCAGGAGTAGGGGACTCGTTGGTTTCTTCTACCATAGTTGTCTCTTCAGCCAATGTTCGCTCCTTGAATCATGCCGGGTCCGGGCTGAGGTCCGGGGCCAGCGGGGGGAGGTGCTTGCTCTGCAAAGAGTGCTGCCGAATCAGGATTCGGAACCATTGCAGGAAGCGAAGCACCCATGAATTGAATCAATGCTTCACGATACTTCTTGAACTCGTCAATTACAACAGGGTCCGCCTTCATCATAAGAGTTCCAGACATGAATGAAGACAAGACCCTCATTTGAATTTCAGGCTTGGAGGTATGGGGTGTAATGACCACCTGTCCCGGCTCTGCTCCATTGCCATAAAGATTCAGGATGTTCTGGACCACCTGCTCATAAGCGGCTTGATCTTCGTCAATCCACATCGCAAAGTCCAAGCCTTCCTTCAAGGCGAACAACTTAAGCGAGTCTGGGTCCATCAGGCCCGCTTGGAACATCTGCATGGCCTCTTGCTTGCGAGCAACCTCTGATCGAGGATTGATCTGCCGTACAGAGAACGTCAAATGAGCCACGTTGGGAATTGGGTTGTTCTTAAAAGATATCTCGCTCGTATCAAAATCAATCACCGCACCAGCAAGATTCAAGTCTAAAGACTTGACGGGAATTGGAGCAGGGTTAATCATCAACTCCCTGCTGGCATTCGAAAGCATACTTCGATACATCTTGCCCCACGCCTGCACAACACCCATGGTCGGGTTTGTCATTGCCCGATTGATCTGCTCGTCGAGGAACTGAAGTCCAGTCGCAGAATCGACCCGGCCCTTCTCGGCAATAAGATCTTGTACCGGATTGATGCTTTGCATCAACTGTTTTGCGAACGCGGCAGTCTTGCCCGGCACATCGCCTGCATTGTGAGGTTGGATAGTGAAGGGGCTGAACTTTTCGTTCAAGGGATCAGGCTGATACGAGATCATTCGCAAGCCGTCTCCGACTTCACGAAGGATGGATCGTTCGTTAAAAGATCCCTGCGGCATCACAACAACGCCGTACCTGTCTAGATTCTTGATGTTGTTGAACAACGCCTTCAGCATCTTCTCCATCTCGCGGTTAATGCTGAAGAGAAGATCAAAGAGACCAGCGCCATGGAAAGAACCGTTCTCCATAAAACGGGCAAACCCGATAGGGCAGTATGTCTGAGAAGAACTAAGGTCCTGATCTTCAATCAGGTAGTCTCCCGAACAAACCACATATCGAGAGCAAGTACCCCTGTCCCCATCAATCCAAAGTTCCCGAACCCGGACAACCGTCATTGAATCGGCACTAGTTGTCTTGTACCCCTTCGTGTTGAAGCCATTGCCCGTAAATCCATGATCTTCAGAGACTTCGGGGTCCTCAAGAGGATCCCCAATCTCCATTTCGTAATACTCGCAATCCTCCAGATTCCTTTTGATCTTGTCCCCAAACTTCTCGACAAGAGTCTCAAGAGGAACCATTCTCTGTCGAATCATTCCACATTGCTTGGTGTAGTCTTGACCAAGGGATGGGAATGGAAGGATTTCCTTCGGGTGAATTACCTCTAAGTCCGAAGTAAGGCCAATCGTATCGTGGTTTGTGATATGGCCTTGGATCCCGCAAGAGCCCAAAGAAGTAAACAAGTGGGCAAACTTGGTAGATACTTCTGCAACCTGCTCATCAGAGACAAGAGAATCCGCAAGCATCTGGGCTGTTGCCCTCTGCCGGATCATCGGAAGGCTTGTGCCAGTCCGAAGAATCTTGGGGCGGAGGTCCATAGAGGAAAGACGGGAAGATGCCCGGTCAATCGCCGAGAGCATCTCCTGACTCTGAAACTCCATGTTCCCCTCTTCGTCAAGATAGTGGGGGGACAGATTCCCAGACACGGGATCAAAGACATCAAACCTACGCATACCGTTCAGGTAGTAATAGGTGAGCAGCCAAGTAATCCGACGATAGGAAAGTCTTGCGATTTCCTTTTCGGCGTGATCACGAATGACCTGACAAATCTCAATCTTCTTCTTGGGCAGTTTGAATCGGTGCTGAGACATGTCGTTCCTTTGCGGCTACGCCCCCCGGCTTCCAATGGGACGGGACATCCATCGGGTTAAAGTTAATACCTTCCAGATTAATTTCTCCCCCCACTCGGGCAGGATTCTGGACAGGCACATCGGCATTCTTATCGTGACTGTAATAGGCACGAGCCATCGCTTCATAAAGAAAGTACGGAATTGTTACTTGTTGGAACGCAGGATCAGACCCGACTGGGTCCAACCTCAGGTCCTTCGGAGGCTCTGGCGAGAAGTTCATTTACAAATTCCGGACTAATAGAGTCTAGTTTATACGCGAGCGGAGTTCCTGCATCATCCCTTAGTTCGCCGTCGAGCATCTTTTCTTCGGTCGTTCTATCGTCCACGATGTCCTCGGGATTCCGCATGATACGGCCCTTGAGGATGTTACCTGACATAGAAAGGGTATCAAGATGGTCGTCTTTAGCGAGACCGCCATCGGCAACCTCCGGGTTGAACTGCTCGATCTGGTCGAATAGGTTCGTCCAGTGGCGGTCCATCCGGCGTTCGAGCGGGAACTTGATAAGGCCGTTCTCGAACCGGAACTGGAGAGCCCCGATCCGGGCGGACTTCGAGATCATGCCCACCTTGAGGGGCACGATCTTAGGCATGTGGGCTACCCCGAACATCTCGGATGCTCGCTGCTTCACCAGACTATCAAGGTTCTGGTAGAGGGCGATGCTCTGGCGGACTACTTCCGGGTGGATGGACGGCACCTTCCATTTGTCTGCAATCTGGAAGATGTTCTTGATCAGGGTGTTCTCATCACACTGGGCACCCCAGACATCAATAACAAACAACTCATTGTCTGGCGTAGCCGCCATCACCATGCAGACCTTGAAATCTGAATCTCCGGTGGCTGTCCAAGAAGTATCCACCGTCATGAAGACCCACGATTCCTTCAAGAAATCGCAGATCGGCATCTTCTTGGTATCGCCTTCCTGATCCTTCCAATTGATGAGGGTCGCGGATTCTCGGGGGTTGAGGCCATAGTCGGCATCTACGCTCGTCAACCACCAGCGATGGCTGTCGTCCAGTTCGGGGAAGAACTGGTCTTCACTACTACCGGGATCCGCCATGTACTCCGACGCGAAGTTGGCAGATCCGATCTGCTCCTTGATTTCCTCAAGGCTAATCCGCTCTTTGAGACGAGGATCGTTTTCCTTCTGCCTTCTGTCTACCGGCCACATCTCGGGCCAGCAAGAAACCATCTCGTCTTCCTTATCCTTATAGGCAGCCTTGATGATCATCCGGGACCAGTGGTCGAATCGGGGATCACGAGCCTTCAAGCCATTGGCGGTTTCCTGAGTCTCCATCGCATACCACGCATAGTGGCGACGGCTCACGAAGGTAGCCAGCCACCGGAGGCTGGTGCCGGGCCTTGTGATCATGGGCATGACCACCTTGAAGAGCAGGGTGTCCATGTACGAACGGAGGACGGACATCGAGGTCGATGCACGCGGATCGTACTCAGGGTCATCAAGGACGTAGCAGCGGGGACGACCACCACGCTGACGAGACTCTGACGAGATCGCTCGGAACCACGAGCCGTTCTTCAGATACATCAACTCAATGCCGAAGGACGCTTCACCACGACGAGGCACAATCCGGTTGTCGTCGAACTCCGGACTCCAATCATCGAAGATACGGGAGTTCTGTTGGAACTGCGTCTTGATGATCTGGCCGGTCTGCTTGGCGTTGTCGTTGGTTGAGGTCGCGTAGATGAAGGAGTAGCCGGGTCTCGTCAACATCTGAAGAAGGATGGACTTCCGGATGCAGTTGGACTTGGCAAATCCTCGCGGTGCAATGGCAATGGATGCCCGGTTCTGTGCCCACTCCTTATAGATGCCCAAGTGACCGTCCGGTAGGGGGACTGGATCCTCGTCATAGAACATCGGGTTGAAGTCGTCGGCTTCATCCGGACATAGATACCAGTGGTCAAAGAAAAGCATGGCCCCGATGAAACGATCCGCCTTATCTTGCGGGGTCGTTACGGGGACAAGCCATTGGCGACAGGCATTGACACGGGCTTGGCGTTGGCCGTCTTCCGTCAACTCCATGTAGTCGGGAGGCAACGGAAACAGTTCGTTACCCTCAGCCCTTGTCTCTATCCTTTTGATCCGCATGGAGTGTTCCGTTGGAAATCATGAGGGTGACAGAGATTCTCGCCATGGTCGCAACGAAAGAAATTTCGCTGTGGGCCACCATGGAGTAAGGGTAGATGTTGTCGAACACCTGAAAGAAGTAAGGAGTCGGCTCATCCTTTTGGATGTAAGAGTCGTAGATGAGAGCCCCAAAACGCTCTCGACTACCGACCAGACCATCAACATCCTTAATCGCCAAGTCGAACAACACCTGACCCGCCGATCTCGCTAGACCCATCGGTCCCATCTGCTTCATCTGATTCAGAATCAGTTTTTGCCGGGGCGAGATACTGGGCAGCAAAGTCTGGGTTTTCGGGGAGTTGGCTTCTGTGGGTCGTGGCTTTGAGACTTGAGAGGAGTTTTTGGTTGCGGGTGATCCTGACACTCTTGTTTCCTTCCTTGTCTGTCGCGGTGTACTCCTGAGTCGTAATGAGTCCGTTCGCCTTGGCGACTTCATTGAGTACTCTCCGCAACTGGTTATGGGCTCTGAGAGCGATCTTAGCGTCTGGGTCTCGAAGATGTTGGACAAGGGTCGCAATCTCTTCTTCGATCGTGAAGGAATTCATGTCCAACGCTTTTGACGCAGCGTCCGCATCAAAGAACGAAAGGATCTTCCCCCCACTCTCTTCGTGTTGCCATTCGCTCAAAGTAGTTTCCTTAACAACTTAAATGTATCCATATAAGGATCTATGCGTGTTGCAAACTTGCTTATTCCCCCTTCTGGGAAACTGCTGATCTTACGCAACTCTCTTATTTCGGGTCTCGTAGTTGGGGGTCTTGTCGAAGTATCCCTAGCAACCCTGTCAAACATAGCGTCAGTAGAATCAACTTCATTCTTAAGAATATCGAGAGTGGCCTCTAGATGTTCAATTCTACGGACTTGAGCAGAGGACACTTGATCTACCGGAACCGCTGCGATCGCAGCCCTTCTTCTCTTAATGTCATCTGCAATAATCGCAGCCGGTCCCTTTTGAGCGACAAGATTTTCTGCTGCGTCATTAACTGCTTTATTCGCCTTCTCTAGAGCAGCAGCCCTTTCTATCGGGTGAAACTCGTCAATATTCTTTGGGGTAGAACCCACCCCATCATTCTTGACAATTTGCCTAGCGACCTTTCTGGCATACTCGCTTGCTTCAGAGGGCTGCATTCCTGTGTAGTCCCCTGACATCAAGATGTTGCCCCTCTGCCTATCAATCTCAGAAGCCTCAATTTCTTTAAGTCGCGTGGCGGTAAGGGCTGGTTCTGGTTTGTCCTTAGGGGCTTTGGTTATCCTAATAGGCCCGTCCTCAACCTGACGCATAACGGTTTTCCTAAGGACTCTCTTTGGCCCCTTAGTCCCCTTTACTGCGTCACCACTACGCTTATCCATTACAGCGATAAAAGAACCCGCAGCAGCACTCGGAATTCTGAAGAACCTCAGGTTATGACCACCAGCCGGAAGTTCAATACGGCCCTTTTTAATTTGATCCCTAATGCTGATTTCTAGATCAGAGCCGGGCTCAATTTCAACGGCGTTTCTTTCCTTAAGAAACAGATCCATCCCATCAGATTCATCAAAAGATGGTCCGACCAGATTTCCGATCTTCTTGTTTCGATGAGTTCGATCTTTACTCTTGCCGGAAAGTGTCGATCGTTCTTCTTCCGAAAAACGACTAACTTCAAAACCAACCGTGTCAAATACCTGAGACCCCAGATTAGAAAAACCGGGGACAATGACCCTTAGGCCAGTAGGCGTTCGGTAAAGTTCGTAGTTACCAATGTTAGGAAGGTAATTCTTAAGTTTCTTTCTCTGCTTTGCAGGAAGGTCCTTAAGGGTAATCATCTTCTTAATCCCACCAACGGCTCGCCTCTTTTCAGCGATAGCCTGTTCAGGTGTGACCTGTGAAAGCGATTGCCCTTCCCTCGGGGGAGTAGTCGCAATGGCTTGTCGGCTTGCTCCCCTCAGGTTTCGAGGACCTTCTATTCCTTCCCTAAAGTCGTCGGTAAATCTTTCATGGTTGTGGATGCGAGGATTACCGTCAACACCCTCAAACTCTATGTCGTATGTTTCAGCCCTTCTGGTGTTGTACTCAGTTTCGCTGATAACTGTTTTTACAGTGGGGTCTAAATCTCCGGCCTTCAAGGGTTCGTCGGGGAGCATCTTAGCAATCAGAGGGTCTGTCGCCTTCCTCCGGTAGATGCGAGTGCTAGTCCCACCCCTGCCGACTCTTGTCGGATCGTTGACAAGATCCTTGTTGGTAGCAGCCGTCCTTCCTCCCTGTTCTTTAGTAATCTTCTGGTCGAAGAGAGAAGCCCTTTCCGACATATCCATACGAGCCTTGTTGGGGTCTTCGCCCAGTCTCGGGAAGTCTTCTTGCTGCCTAGACATTTCTGTCGTGGGATCAATTACGCCCTTTCGTATTTGCTCCTCGACCTTTGCCCTTGTCCTTAGATTGTCCACCCTCTCTTTAAGGATCTCTCTCTTTCTTTCCTTTACTTCTTTTTGGCTAAAAATAGGACGCTGTTGCTCAGCGGTTTGCTTGAGGATCGAAGATTCGAATCGAGACCCGAATTTACCACCCCTCTCAACAGTGCGGCGACGACGCTGAGGCGTTGAACGCTTATCGCCCTTCTGCCTCTTTCCAGCAGACCCTTCACCAAACTCCCTCACAAGCGACATGTAGGCGTCGTCTTCTAGCCTTGCGTTAAGGTTCCTCAACTCGCTGTTAAGAAACTTCTTGCCTTCAGGCGTCTTGACGAATTCCAGCATCTCGTCACGAACACGACGAGACCCGCCTTCCGTCTGTCTTTCTCCTTCTTGGATAAGAAGGAGAGCCTCTTTAGTAGTAAGCCCAAGAGTCTGAAGAATAGTCGGCATGTGTCACCTATCAGTACTGAAAACTACCGGGGGGGAAGTTACTAAGGGGGTTTTGCGGTTGAGGGACCGGGGGATAATGAGCGTAGGGGTTTGGACCAAAGACCCCTTGAAGTGGGTTGGGTCGGCCAGTAAACCCATAGTTTCGAGGTGCAAAAGGACCCTGCTGGATACCGAACCCGCCTTGGTTGTAGTTGGGGCTAATCAAATTCCCAAATCTATCCTTGGGGCCGTAAGCATCTTCAATGGGAAAAAACTGCGAGCCATCTTCACTTCTATAGAGGGCAGGCTTTCCGTCATTGTGTATAGCACCAAACTCTAGCCCTCGTGCATATGCAGGATTATCTTCAGGAACTGTCGATGGATCGAAATGCAGACCTCTCACATAACCACCTTCCCTCCCGCCCCTAAACTCAATATCGGGTCTATAGCCAACGATTCCCTCGTTGCTCCTTCGGTTGATCTGATCATTAGGAACTTCTCCTTCGCGGGGACCATCAGCCCTACGAAGATCGGAGGGATTATCCGTGATAATGCCGAGAGGTCTTGCCCCTCCAAACTTCCCCTTTGAGTTCAACTCAGTCGCATATAGCCCGCTGTTCTCAAAGCCGGGAGGGTTATATGGAGGAGGAGCGGGGGGTGCTGGTCCAAGGCCAGAGTTTTCAAAGCCGGGAGGGTTGTAACTGTTGTTTCTATGCTCATCAGCAGCAATTACACCAGCACGATCCCGTAGGCCCCCCAGAATAGAATTGCCTTGAGTTTGAGGCTGATTAGCGACGTAGTCTCGAATTGCGTCCTGCTCAGCACGCATTGCATCAGGACCCATGACCTGAGTTGTAGTCTGGCCTTGGGGTCCATACGCTTGGTTTGCAGGAAGGTTTACAGGAACAGAAGCACTACGACCTTCTTGTCCCATCAATGCGAGTGCATCAAGAGGCCCCTTGTCGGGTAGAGGGTTTTCTTCTCTAAAGCGTTGGATCTCACGAGATCGCTTCATTTTATCTACGTCTTTAGCGATTCCTTCGATGGCTTTAAGTTCTCGGTCGGCAAGTTTATTTGCGGCCTCAAATTTGGTTTTATTTTTTCTTTCCCTTGTTTTCGCCGCATTCGATGCTATGAATTCACTGCGCCGGTCCGCGCGCCCCTTCTTACGGGCTGCTGCACGTTCTTGCAGTTCAGTCTTTTTCGCCCCGCTGCTTTGCCCCCCACTCGACTTTCGGGTCCCTGCCCGAGCCCGAGTCGGATTGTTCACTTGGGCATTGGCAACTGCTGTGGCGGTATAGGGGTTGTCAACCCGCTGTCGTCGAGAAGAGGACCCTCTCGCCGCAAGCATCTGAAGGAGTTGCATAACCTCCCTCATCCCCACGTTTTGATTATTCTGAACTGCACTTACTGACTGCTGAGCCATTTTAAACCCCTTTGACGGAATTCATTAGATGAGTAATGTCACTCAACCCGCCACTTTAGCGTCCCAAGAACCGATGCAGGTTGCACGATACCTTCTAAACACTAGGTTCTCCACCCCCAATAATAGAAACGGATTGTGGTTTTGGCGTGGTAATTTTTACGAGTGGTACGGAGAGAGGTGGCAGCAGCGAGATCGGGAGTGGGTCGAAAGTGCTATTTGGGTGTCGCTGGAAAATACGACGTTCTCCCAGCCAACCAACACCGGAACTCGTCAAGTTCGGTACGCACCCAATATTCCGAAGGTGCAGGGGGTCATGAGAGCGTTGCAGGCAGTCCAGACCTTACCTCATGAAAAGTCTCCAGTGTGGCTGACCGCCCCCAAGACGAAAACCACAAGAACCTTGGTTTCTTTTGCAGACACTATCTTGGATGCAAAGACCGGCGACCGCTTTGAGCGGGACGAAACCTTCTTTGATCCGAATGTTCTGCCCTGTAACTTCGAGCCGGGGGCAAAATGTCCTACATGGCACAAGTGTCTGGAGGAGTGGAGCGGGGGTGATGCAGAATGGTCGAGGCTTTTGCAGCGTATGTTCGGTTATTGCCTGCTTCCTCACCGCGATTATGCCAAATGGTTCCTGATGTATGGCAAGATCCGTGGCGGTAAGGGTACGATCATGACGATCCTTAAAGCCCTACTCGGCGAGGGCTACATGGGCACCTGCCTTGAGGATATCGCTGGTCAGTTCGGGCTCTGGGGCATCGAACAAGCACGGGTGATGGCAATTAATGAAGTCTCTGAGATATCAAATCGTGAAGGCGAAGCCGCTTGCAGGGTCCTCAAGTCGATCGTGGGTAAAGACCCCATCTCCATCAACCGCAAATTCGAGCAGCCTCTCCGGAACGTGGTCGTGGACGCCGTCCCGATCATGCAGTCAAACGAGATTCCGCGTCTTCCCAATAAGGGGCTCGGGCTGTCTGGGAAAATGGTGCTTCTTCCCTTCACGGTGAGTTTCGCAGGGCGAGAGAACTACCGCCTAGCAGAGCAGTTGCTGGACGAATTGCCCGGTATTGCGTACTGGGCATGGCAGGGTGCTAGGGCTGTAGAAGAAGAATCTGACCCGAAGCGGAAATTTCCCATGCCCGAGAAGTCGTTGGCTCTTATTGATGAGTACCACACCATCAATAACCCCATTGATGAGTTCTTGGGTTCCTGCTTTGAGGCGAAGGAGGGGTCGTTTGTCTCTTCCGAAGCCCTCTATAGTAAGTGGGAAGATTGGAGCCGGGGCCTCAGAGTCCCCCCACTCAGCAAGAACCAGTTGATTTACCGGGTCGTCGAGGGGTCTACTTGGGACATCTCCAGAGCCCGCATAGGCACCAAGAGGACCAGAGGGCTCCGTGGGCTGGCTTTGCGGCCACAACCCGACCATTGACGACCATACCGTGCGGTCTACCCTGAAGGGGCTTCCTGATAGCGGGAGGCCCCTTCTGACCATAGTGACCACACCCTTTCAAAAAGAAGGGTGTTAATGTATGTATGTATAAGGTATGCCCACGCTGCGGTCAGTGCGGTCAATGCGGTCAAAACCCCCGTGACGACGCCGTAAACGGCGACCACACCCGACCAGACTACCCGACCGCAGAATTTTGATACGGGAGGGGCCTTTCTACTATATGTAGGTTTGCCATCGAGGGGCCATAGGGGGGTCACCAGACCAATCACTGGAACCACCACACAAACCACACCATAAACCTAAAACTTTTCCGTTGAGGACTCACTTTGTGAAGTCCCCAACGTGGGGATTCAGATTCTAATTTCCTTTTTAGGAGTAAACATGTCGAAAGCACCAACTGTGAAGAACGCGGGTACCGGGGTCGAGAAGACCCTGACTATCTCCCTGAAGATCGTCGATTACAGGGACGACCCGAAGGTCCTAGAGTTTGACAACGGTTATACCGTGGTCTCACTAGGCGAGATTCACATGGGTGGACTGGTTTCGGAGATCTGCAACGCTATCTCCAAGACGACTGGTTCTGCAGTGTCCACCTACTGGAACAAGAAGGCTGGCATCCTGAACATCAATCGAGATTCGGTTGATGTCGATGACAAGACCAAGAGTTCCATCGCAAAGACTTTCAGTTGACTATGGACCTGAGCATGTCCTTAAAATGCTCATTTTTTTTTTTGGACGCTCATAAATTCGCTCCTTAACAGCACGACATATTCCATATCCGACATTTGGCATGTTGTTGTTTTAAAGAGGTAAACCATAGCCGGTGAAACAGTGGCGCGGGCGGGTCCCCCCCTGATCGCCACCCCGCCCGCTGACAACGGTTGTCAACGGGTATTGGTTTTCTCCTTTTTGGAGTTGTGTTATGCACACTCAGACTTGTTCAAAGTGTTCTGGTTCTGGTACTGACTCTGGTCATCCTGATCATGGTCGTCCTTGTAACTTCTGTGTTGAAGGAGTTACAGCAGGACCCGGTTACAAATTGGTGTGGTTCATCTACAGGGATTATGGATATCCCATCACCAACCATGAGTTTCTTGATGTTGCCCTTGGTGATCTCGAAGCCATGGGATTCGAAGACCCCACATGGGATCAGTGGGGGGAAGCACACGTTGCCCCCGCAATCATCGACGAGACCACTAACGATATCGTGGATGAAGGAGTTGAAGAGGCAGACGGATGGTACAAGTGGAATGAACAAGGGCCAGTTGATTCAAAAGGATGGATCGACCACCTCAGTGGCAAGTGGAACAGTTTCAACGTAAAGGAGCAGGCATGAACACGAAAGTAATGGAAGCAGGGCTCTCGGCTATGGCTAATAAGTACATCGAACTGATGATCGAAGAATCGCAAGACGATCATCAAAGACTGCAAAGAGAAATGGGTCTCACTACTAGGTGGGACTACGAGGACATGGAATTGCAGGAAGATCTCATCGGTATCTCAGTTGGAGTTTGGAGAGGGATGCCGGGAGATCAGACATGGGATCAATGGGAACACTTCAGCGTGAACTGTTCCACTGACTTCGAGTGCTTGGAGAGGTACACCAAATGAACACAGAAAACAATGGATGTTGGATGAACTGGTACGACAAGCCCCCCACATATCAAGAGGAGGAGCCCGAGTACTCCAAGACTGTAAGAGTCTTCGAGATGCTCAAAGACGGCACCAAGGGACAGCAGTTGTTGGTCCGTAGGTACAAGTTTGGCAGCGGAGAAAGAGCATACTCCCTCGCAAGAGACTTCGAGGGCAATGGTTTCATTGCAGAAGTGGAGGAACACTGATGAAACGAACAGATAAAGGCACTCTCCACAGAGAGTACGAGTCATTGGAAACATCCAAAGAAACCGTCACCATTCCTTTGCATTGCTGGAAAGCACAAAGGGAAACGCTTCTCTCCCTGTTAAATGAAATAGAGGAATGGAAAGCGGCTTACAAGATTGAGAAGGCACGAGCAAACGCAGCACAAAGAAAGGATTGACATGAACGGAGTCAAACGATTTGGAATGGTGAAATGGCAACTCATCATCACGTCGTACTGGACATCATCAGAACCAGACGGTTCAACATTCAGTGAGAGTGACAGCAGGTACAAGTACTACGTTGTACCGGATGATTACAAGGAGCAGGATGTCATCAACTACCACCTCAGTGGTGAACCAGATGGCAAGACACCAACCACTGTGGACCTTGCTGACTATGGGGGCTGCTCATTCGAAGCACAAGTGTACCCTTGGGATAAGAAAGAGATCTGATTCCGTCTCCGTCGATGCCGTCCGCTGGGCGGCATCTCCTCCGCTCGGAAATCGCAATAAAGAAAGGATAAGTAATGCAAGGACTAAGAAAACTTCTGATCATCAGAGGTTTGCCCGGTAGTGGTAAGTCCACTCTTGCTCAATTAATTGCTCCTACCAAATCTATCTGGTATGAAGCAGATCAGTACTTTCAGAAAGGATGGAAGAGTGGGCCTTATGAGTTCGATGCTTCTAAATTGAAGGAAGCACACGACTGGTGTTATGGGGGCATTGAACGACACATGGAAGAAGGAAAAGAAAAACTTCTCATTGTCTCCAACACATTCACGACAACTAAAGAGATTGATAGGTATGTGGCTCTTGCACTCGACCATGGATTTGATTGGGAAATCATCAAGGTTGTAGGTGATCATGGCAGCATTCATGATGTCCCAGAACACACCATCAACAAGATGAGAGATCGTTGGGAAGACTATCCTAATGAAGTGACATACGAAACGTGTGGTATCAACAGCAAAGTACAACACTTGCTGTGACAATACCCCGGCGGCGGGGTGCAGTGGCCCCCGCCGGGGTCAGGTTTGTTGTTTGGATCAGACATGTTGTCTGATCTTTTTATTAGGTCCATTACTTTGAAAGGTAATCAATGGACATCTTGGATTTGTGTGATGATCTCGTCACTCCCGTGACTGACAAGTTCGTGCTTGCTGCTGTCAAGCGCAGTAGCAAGAACAAGAACTCTGTCATCTTTGTGTTCGATCATCCGGATGATTTCGATAGGTCGAGTAAGACTTACGAGTCTGTCATCTGGACGTACACTAAGGGTGCTGTTCTTCCTGCTTGTCAGTTTGCGAAGCGAGACGAAGAGAATGAATTCACCGGAGAGACAGCCAATAAGACTGTCAATCTTGGTGGTGTTCAGTTCGCTAGTCTTGTGGCAGCACTGGTCATGGGTGGTGAAGATGGCGATGATGAGAAGGTTCCCGGAGTCATCAGGTCTTTGATGATGATGGATGCCTCAGACATCATCATTGAGATGCAGACGTACACGGGTATGGCCGTCATGACTCCGTTCTCTGGTCGTGTCAAGGGTCGTGACAATGTGGTCCGTACCCAATTCAAGTTCCCGGAATGGGAATACAGTCAGGATCCCCGTGATAACACCAACTGTCTTGACCTTCAGCGTCAGTCGTTTGGTGCAGTGTGTTGGGATGAGCAGGCAGCACAACATCGTGAGTCTGGTCGTTATCGCAACACTCGTCAGGACAATGCTGTCCTTCCCGAAGGCGCAGAAGACGGGGATGAAATTCTCGAATGACTCTCATACGACTCTCTGACATCAGAGAGGGTGACGTACACCCAGACGCAGGGATGTCCAACATCCCATGGGAGTACGAGTACGGATTTCAGCGGGAGGCAGATCTCTCGGATGACCAATGCACTGTACTTCAGGATCTCTTCGGTTTTGATCCTGAATGCAATGACGAGGAACTCCTTGATGGTCTGTCTCCCGATGCTTCCGGCACCTTCAACACTGATGTTTATGTACGCCGCAAGGATGGCAGTGTGCGAGTCGTTTGCTACAACCGTCTTCAACTAATTAAGATAGCCAACAAGATTCTTCTTGATGCCGCAGTAGAGATTGCGTTTGCTGTTCAACGTGAGACTCTACTTCCCGGTCCCCATCTTCTTGTTGACTACCAGATGTGCCCTGATGCGGGCGTCACTAAGGCAATCATCGTAGGTGATCTTGCTTTCCCACTATCACAAATGCTGTCGCTTCGTGGGTATGAAGGGGTAGGCAAGTTACAGTGGGTAGATCCACCGGATGAGTGTTGAATTCAAAGTGGTATGGTTGGGGAGTAAGGTGGTAAGTGTGTCCACCTCCTCCCCCCACCTACCTAAATGGGAGGCTGAACTTCCTTTGGTATCCAAGGAAGTAAGCCAATCTTCTCGATACGAAATGCCCGACGATCAAGCGAAGTTGCACTACAACTTGCTGAAGATCAGCGGGCAATAAACCACAGGGTGGCATCGGCTTCGGTCGGTGTCACTCTTTTTTTATGCTGCTTTAGTAAAGGATCACTGCTATGACTTATGTTTCTTTCTTAAATGACGATTCTTATATGCCGACATTTGATTGCATTGGTAAGTTTAGAGGGGGCTACCGCCCCGCGAGCGGGGCGGCGGTCGCCCCCGTCACAACTAGTAAAGGAGGATTGGCATGGAAAACCCTTAATGATTCAGCCCGAAACAGAGATGAACTTCAAGACGTTCATCGAAGCAGCAAAGAATGATGACCTCTCCCTTGTCTCGTGCAAAGACGCAAAGGGTAGGTCATTCGACGTGATTGCTGTTTTATGTGTAGATGCCAATGACTTTAGTCATGACGTTTACATGCCGTTCGCAGTGATGGCAGGACCAAACATGTATCCTCTCATGCGAAAGATAAAGCCACCGGAAAATCTCAAAGGAGAATGGTGTTGGGATGACGAATAACATACAACTTCCACAGTTTTTCTCCGCACCCTCATGCACGTTATGTGATCTGCATCAGGGGGCCAAGAATCCGGGGGTTCCGACAAGGTTCTTTGAACAGTCGGAACCCTCGTCACATCTCCCCCCACTCATCGTGGTCGGCATGAACCCCGGTGTTCGTGAAGACACCACCAACACATGCTTTGTTGGGCCAAGCGGCAATCTACTTACCAGCGTCTACCTTAACCACGAAGAGATACTACGGGCTCCTGTGTATCTCACCAACGCAGCAAGATGTTCAACGCTGGGCACCAACGAATCCCCCAAGAACAAGCACTACAAAGCGTGCTTCCCCTATCTTCTCAGTGATATCGAGTTGATCCTTGAGCATCACGCTACAAAGAAAGCCCTCGTCCTTTGCCTTGGCAGCCACTCCTACGGTGTGGTCAGCCAGCATTTCACAGGCAAGAAGCAATCTCTACGCCATGGCTTCAACAACCAAGGCCAACCATCCTCCCTTCTGCTCCCGAACGAACTGAACATCTACGCCACCTTCCATCCGGCAGCAGTACTGCGGGAAAAGAAGTATCTCTACCCCGTATCAGATCACATGGAGTTGGTGGCTCGTGCTATCAACGGTGATCTACCCACACCATCACTACCCGACATATGGGAGGCGACATGGCCGACGAAGTTCTAAGCCATCCAGAATCCAAGCGTGTTTTCCTGCAAGCAGTAACCGACATGGTCGAAGACGACATGAAGAATCTTGACCTCAAGATGTTCGACGTGTTTTACATTTGGACCATGGGACGCAACCGTTTCATGAAAGAACAATCCGCAAAGGAAGGGAAGCCCAATGTCACAGATAGTTGACCGCTACTTTGAATACGAGTTCGATTTCGCCACGATCACGGGAACCGTCACACTCGACATCAGCGGCACATGCACTAAGGTTGTGTGTGTCAGATTGGAATCAGACCAAGACGCCCTCACCTACCTGCGTGAAGCAATCATGGAGAGGGTTGATGAAGATGATGACTACGATGCCCGTACTCTTCAGGAAGAAGAGAAGGAGTGGGCCGCAAGTCAGAACGCAGAAATTCTAAGAGAGGATGAATGTTGAAACTCAAGGCTGTTGAGAGAAGAGACATCGAGGATGGGATCCGTAGGGCTGTAGCCCTTGAAACCTACACGGCTGAGTGGGATTGGTATGACAAGAGAAAGGCTGTTCGCTTTGTCAACAAAGCCATCGAGCATTCCGGTACATCCAAGAAGCAGTTGTCGTACCAAACTGGTATTTCGTCTTCTTCTTTTACCAATTTGAGTCGAGGGATAGTTCACCTCAGGCCAAGCCACTTCTTCAAGATCGTAAGATGTGTTTACCCCGAGTACGCTGCCATCGTTGAAGCAGAGCAAGCAGACATAGAAAGGTTGCGTGACTAATGCTGATCAGCCTCGATATCGAAACTTATGGAGCGGCACGGGGCAATCACATTGGCTTGCTCCTACCAGAGCAAACTGTCTTTCACCCCCGCAAGTCTTCTTACATTGATGGGGTAGACAAGCAGAACATGATTCTCACGGCAGCCATCACTCTGCCCAAACAAAAGTTTCCGGAGGAACTATCCTTCCGTACACTGGCCGGGCTTGAACCCGGTAAGACAATGGTGTTCCAACTGCACGATGAAGAACAACAAGCAATGCTTCACCAATGGTTGAGGCAAGCAACAACCATCATCGGCATGAATCTACAGTTCGATCTTCAATACCTCAGGTACTGCGGGTATGAAGTGTCTGACAAGATCCCTCTTGTGGATCTCTCGGTCCTCAACTATCTCCACTCTGAACTACGAGAAGAGCGTAGTCTCAAGGCACTTGGTCCTGTCCTTGGTGCCTTCACCTACACGGACACCCTCAAGACCACACGCTTCAAGCGTGCCACAGACTCGGGCCTCATTTCATACAACGCTCAGGACACCCACAACACCATGTTGGCTGTTGCGGAATTGTCCCGCCGATTGTTGGACGACAAGTATGACACGCACTTCGACATTGAAGCAGGTACTTACGCTCTTGACTTCTACTCCGAGAGCATCTGGTCAACCATCGCCATGTCAGAGGCTGGCGTTCCAATGTCATCGCTGGCACTTCAACGTCTCATGGAACGATGCAAGCAAGACATTGCAGAAGCAGAAGATGACGCAAACAAGAACGACCTCATACTCAGGGGCGAAGGTTCAGCCAAAAGTAAGGACGAGTTCCTCCTTGAAGTAATCAGGTTGATCGAGGAGGTGTCCAACCCCGACATCATGGATGCACTTGACGTAACCCCAAAGAGTAAGAAGGTCTCGTTCTCCGACAAGAACCGGACCACCCTGTACGAAGCACTGCCCGAAGGCATTGACGCCGACATGTACAGAGAGTGCCTCGACGCTGCTGACAAGCACAGCAAGGCGATGAAGTTGATGTCGTCGTACTGTTACCCGTTGCTCTACCACCGCCGGAACAAACCGGATGACATGTCTTCCATCATCATTCCCCCCCACATGTCACTGCCGACCCATATGACAATGCCGGTGCCTATCTTCAAGACACCAGCCGACAGGGTGGAAGCAGCAGCAAAGGATCAAAGCGAAGAGAAGATAAAGAAGATGGGGTGTCGGTTCTCAGGCACACGGCCTCCGGGGTACGGTGACGCCATTGCGTACCCAACGTGGTACGTCACCCCCAGCCACATCAAGAACGACAGCGGCACAAGCGGCGGCACAATCCAAGGCCGCATCACCTGCAAGCAACCCTCGGCCCAGACATTCCCGAAGGCAGTGAAGAAGTGCATCCGCAGCCGCTACACCAACGGCAAGATCGTCGCCATGGACTTGTCGCAGGCAGAACTACGGGTGGCAGCCCTCCTGTCGGGAGAAGAAAGCATGATCACCGCATACCAGAGCAACCAAGATCTACACGCAGACAGAGCCCGATCTCTGTGGGGGGACTACGACGACGCCGAAGCAAAGCAGCAAGAACGCAGGCAGGTGGGCAAGATGATGAACTTTGCCGACCTCTTCCTGTCCTCTGCCAACACCATGCGTGAGCAGGTGTATGCACAATCCGGCGGTGACATCCTACTTCCCTTGGCCTTCTATCAAGAAGTGGTGAGTAAGAGAGAAGAAGTTCGACCCCAACTTACGAATTGGCAAAGGGGTCTACTTGCAAAGGTGAAGAGGGACCACCGAATCATGCTGCCCCTTACCGGGCAATCACGCACGTTTCTTGGTGATCTTGGTAAGTCACGCTCAGAAGTTGTCAACTTCCCCGTCCAAACCACGGCGGGCAACGTGACTCTTGCTATACAACACCACCTCCGCAGGATCCTGCCCGAAAGAATCCTGATGTTTCTTCAGATATATGATGCGGTCTACCTTGACTGTCCTCCAGACATGATCCATGCTGCAACCAACGCCGTCGATGAGGCGGTCGCACATGTGTGCAGCATCGGATACTGGGGGGACTTGCAGCGTGTCTATGACCGCGAAGTCCCCCTCAAGCATGATCTGGAGATATGGGACTAAAACGAGAATACGTCATTCTTCGGGACACACGAGAGAAGAAGCCGCTCATCTTCCCCGAGACGCTCGTGATGCTCGATGACACCAAGCCCCCTTGGTTCCGCCGGTCTATCACCGTTAGACTGAGAGTCGAAGACTACCCACTCAAGACAGGCGACTACTGTCTCCTCGGATATGAGAAGGTGTGTCTAGTGGAACGCAAGGGTTCCCTCAGGGAAGTGGCGGGGTACTGCATAACCAAAGACGGTTGTCGCAGGTTCACCTCTCAGGTCGAACGCCTCAAGGAAGAGGCTGCCCTGCCATACCTCCTGATGGAAGGAACTCCCATAGATCTTCTCCGGCCAACTCTACATGTAGAGAAACCCGGACAAGCCATGGATTCTTTCCAAAGATTCCTGCTAAAGAATGAGATTCCGCTTATCCTATTACCCGCAGCAACTACTACGGCCCGCAAGGCAGTGGGCGAGTGGGTTGCTAGGCTTATGATCAACGGAGCATTAACCCATGGCATGGATGATCACGAATAGCGGACCAATCGCAGCAAACGGAACTTTTACCTACCGTCCCGTAGGAGAAGCGTCCTCCCTCTGGGCCTCTGCAAAACTTACAGCAACGACCCTCACCAAGTCCATCAATGGAACTGACTTTACAGGTTCAGATAGTGCTTTCGGTGCAGGTCAGACTCCTCATTACGTCACGTCTGCTCCAGTCCTTGTGTTTACTGCTCCGGGAGTAGGTGTTGAGACTGGCGTTAGCATTGCTGAGTGGGTCCGAGACCCTGCCTGATGGCACGAGTCCTCGTCATCGGGGATATACATTGTCCTGCTGATCTCACCAAGTATCGGCAGCACTGTCAGCGTGTCCGCGATAAGTACAAGACCACGAAGACCGTCTTCATCGGTGACATCGTAGATGCACACAGGTGGGGGAGATGGGATCCCCATCACGAAGCAGACTCTCCCCCCACTGAGTACAAGAAAACACTCAAGCGGGTGGAGTGGTGGCACAAGAACTTCCCCGATGCTCATGTCACCATTGGCAACCACGACATGCGGTCGGTGAAGCAGGCTCGTGCGGTCGGCATCCCCGACAACATGGTGAAGTCGTATGCTGATGCTTGGAATACCCCCTCGTGGGAGTGGGTGAACGATGTCGAGATCGACAACGTCCGATACTTTCACGGGGAGGGCTATTCAGGTAAATCCCCCCACCTCAACGCAGCCATGAACTCGATGAAGTCCACGGTCATGGGGCACATTCATGGGGTTGCTGGGATACAATGGTTCTGTAGGCCGGGAGGCAAATACTTTGGTATGGCAGTAGGTTGTGGGGTTGACGTAACCCACCCCTACATGGAATACGCAGAGAAGCACCCTACGAAACCCGTTCTCTCTTGTGGCGTAGTTATCGACGGACACCCTTACCTAGAGGTTCTTTGATGGCTAAAACCGATCAACAGAAAGCAAGAGAAATTGTCGGTGCTTTTGTAGAAGAGTGCGGTGCAGATGCTGTAGTTGTAATCTACAGTAAAGTAAAAAGGCAGAAGACAGAAACCCATCTTGTTCCATTTGGGAATGCCCACACTTGTAATGCTCTTATTGATTATGCTTATGAGACTTACGAGCCTCTTACCTCCCCGGATATCGAATTAGAAATAGAAGACGATGACGACGACTCATAGAGCAATCAACATCCAAGCCGTGACCGGAGTACTCCAACTCGTAGTGTTGGTGCTTGGAGTAGGCGGTCTTTTCTTTACCATCGGTTCAAGAGATGGGATGCTTAAAGATGCCGCAGAAGAAATCTCTGACCTCAAGTCAATCTCTTCCGATCTTCTCAAGGCTCAGACTCTTTCTCAAACCCAAGACGCACAGCATAGTCAAATGCTTAAAGACATTCTTCGACGGATCGACAGGCTCGAAGGATCCTGATGAAGCATTTCGTGTACTTGAAAGACGCATCTGGGCATTTATTTTATTGCTCGTTGTACTCTTTTCTCCATTTCTTCTTGGGTCCTGTTCTGCTTCAACTGAGATCGCCAAGGCGTCGACCGTCATTGGAGACAAGGCAGCATCGTCGAAGAACCGCTTCGCCGTTATTGAAGAGGAAGCCGGGACGACGACGCCAGACTTGGCAGTGATCAAGAGCGAAGCAGTGGGGGGACAGCGGGAACAGGATGCAATCCTGACCTACGCCTCCGACATTCAACACCTGCTTCCTTCAGTAGAAGACCAGACGCCCTACTGGCTAAACGTCGTGGAGTACGGCCTCATAGTCTTAGGAATCATTGGGACTTGCTGGCTTCTGTGGTACACTGGTATAGGTTCACTGATAAGGGGGCTGGTGGGATTCATCCCACGAGCAAAGAGACGAGAAGCAAACCTAGCAAGTGAGGCTCTTGATGAGCGTAGTCCCGTGACGGTTCGGGAACTTGTCGCGGCCAAGCGTGCATCAGACCCGGAGTTCGATAGAGCCTATGAGCGAACAAGAACTGAAAGATCTAGAACGATTCGCTCGGATGAGAGACCCGCTTCCGGGGACTGACTTGTGGATCATCAAAGCGTCTGACATAATCATTAACCTCGTAACCCGTATAAGGAATCTCCAATGCTGCACCTCGCCTCAATCGAAAGCCTGCTCGGATCAATCTGGTTTGCAGGACTCACCTGTCTCATCGGATACATCGGGGGATGCCTCTTCCGCGTAAGTAAGTTGAATGGCAAGATTTCAGACTGACTACGAAACTACGAAACTACGAAACTGCCTGACCCCCGGCCCCGCGTTCGCGGGGGGCCGGGGTTCATCACATTAGACAAGGAGAATCACATGTACGTCAATCTAAGTCACAGCAGTATCGAGTCCATCGCAGAAGGTCTGGCGGATGTCGTCAAGGACTACCTTGAATACGCGGACTACGAGAACTACAAGAAGTTGAAGGAGCATGAGTACGCCGGGCACTACACCATCGAGGACATGCTCGAAAAAATCTCCAACAACATGGCGGAGGAGTTTCATGGTGACATCGAAAGCGTCATCAACGACTACTTCGACCGCAACGGGTTCTGGCAGCAGGACGCAGAGGAAGCCGTGGACAAGGCGCTAGCCGAAGCCGACGAAGAAGAAGAACTAAACAAGGAAGACCAATGAGAATCATCACGATCGACGCACCGGATGAAGGCAAGGATGCAGTGAAGTGGACCTTCAAGCAAGATGACAGAACTCGCAGGTGGTACAGCACCTTCAACAAGGTCGAAGAACTTGTACCCTTCAATGTCATCCAAGACAAGATTGAACTGGCAAGAGAGAACCATTGGAGAATCACAGAGCGTACTTTAGATTTTCCATTTACCGCTAAATGAGGAGACAGCCATGGCGTATGCGTTCTTCAAGGAACTCAGCGAAGCAGAAGAAGCAGACTTTCGGCAGTGGGCTAGATCTAATTATGTGATTGGAGACCCCATCCCCTCTACTTGGCACCCGGTTGTCGTGGACGAGTGCATGTACATGCTCACAGGAAAGGCAAAGAATGGCTTGGATAGCAAAGAACAACCCGGACTGGGACAAGATCCAACGGCAATGGGAAACCAAGATGGAGAAAGAAATGCTTGAAGACAACTTCGATCCCCAGTGGGAGGCAGCGATTCGTGGAGACAGAGAGGCACTGTGCCTTGAACTCCAGACCATGGCCGAAACTGTTGATGCACTTGATACACATCTCCATGCACTCATGAGGCAGATCCATGACCTTAGAAGCGGACTTCAATCAGACCCCCCCACCAGTACCTACAAATCATCCGTGGCCGGAGACATTGGGACGGGAAGCCTACGAGCATCTCCAAGCACACGGAATCAACGCGATCATTCCACCCCTCCGTTCTAGTGACTACGGCACCTGCCTGTCAGATCCCTTTGCCTACTACATGGCACGACGGCTTGGTGTAGTGCCAGCCGTCAAGTGGTCCAAAGCCATGAACCGGGGCACTTGGATGCACCTCAGGTTCCAGCACTACCACCGATCAATCATCGACGCACGAACCCGAATGGAAGAAGCCTTAAGCGAAAGGCTTTCAGAACTTACTGAAAGTTGTAAAGACGCTGGCATCATGGGCTCTGGGTTGAGCAAGATTCTCGAACGCGAGGAGCGTGACATGCGTTCCTCTTTGGCTTGGTACGAAGCAGCACGAGCCCTCCCCTGCTTGGACGGCCAGTCGTTCGAGGATCTCCTTCTCAACCCACGATGGCACCGGATGGGTACCGAGTACCGACTCGTCACGTCCATCAAGACCGACGACCGGGCTCGACCCATCCGGTGTATCTGTCAACCAGACCTCCTTCTCTACAACAAGGAGGACAACACCGTCTGGATCGTGGACCTGAAAACCACCGCCATCTCCCCCAAGATGCGGTTGGCTAGTGTGCCTATCGAGTTCCAGTGCGAACACTACATGTTCAGCGTCAATGAACTCTTGAAGACAGGACAAATCCAACGAGCCTTCAAGATCCCCAAGGACGCAACCCTCGGTGGCATGATGCACCTTACCGTTAGGAAGCCAAGTATTGAGTTCGGGATGAAGGATCGAGACTTCACGATCGACATGTCGCCGTTGAAGTCCGGGCCCCGCAAAGGCTTGCCTCGCAATACCAAGATCTACGAGGGCGAACCACGGTTCGACAACTACCTCGACAGATGCGATGACTGGTATCAAGCACGGAAAGACTACATCGACAAGGCACCGGAGTGGGCCGAAGATCCACCCGTCAAC